TGGCCTGCAGGTGCTCTGCTTCCAGCCAGCGGCCAAACTCGGTCAGGGTGGTCATGTCCATCTGCTCCAGCTTGTCCAGCAGTACAAAACCGCAGTCCGGGTTCAGGCGGCGGACGATGGCGGCAGCCACCCGCAGCTGATCGCTGCCGGACATATCCCGCCAGTGCTTTCCTTTATAAGTAAGGGCACCGTCCTCCACGCTCAGCTCCGGCAGGGGCAGGTCAGCACCGTTCAGCAGGGCCATACGGTCTTCTGAGTGATGGCTTCGGTGAGCTTGTCGTAGTCGCTGGCATACTGGGCAGCCTCGTCCTCGGCACGGGCCTTTTCCAGATTGGCACGCACCTTCTGGTTGGTCTCCTCGATGCTCCGGATGGAGGCTTCCAGTTCGGCGGTGGATTCGTCCTGCAGATTCTCGGCAGAGGTCTGGGCGATTTTTACGTCGGCCTGCATCGTGGTCAGCCGCTGCTTTTCCGTGCTCAACTGAAATTCAAGGTCTGCAACCACTTTTTTCTGCCGTTCAAGCAAATCTGTGAGCTGAACTAATTGATTGCGCTTGCGCTGGTTCTCGCCGTTGCGGGCGAGGATCTCCTGCTGCTGGTGGATGAGGTCGGAGGCGCTGACAGGTTCCTCCGGGGCTTCCGGGTAGTAGATCAGCTCCTCGGCAAAGTGCTTTTTCTGCTGGGCCAGCTGGCCGGTGAAGGTGCGCTTGTCATACAGGGACTTGATCTCCAGATCCCGGACGTGCAGCTCGGTGCCGATGCCGATGATGCGCAGCAGGATGTCCGCTTTCTCCTTGTCGGATGCTTCCATGAAGCGGGGCAGATCAAGGGCCAGCGGCTCGATAAAGGCATTGAGCAGCTGCTGGCCGCTGCGCCGCCCGGTGGGGTCGGTAACGGTCAGGGTGCTGTTTTTGCCCTTGCGCTCCACGATCACGCCGTTGGAAAGGGTGACCTTGAGATGGGCGGGAGCCACGGCCCCGTCCCGCTGTGCGGCATTGGGGCGGAAGCGGTCGCCGCCCAGGGCCCAGGCAAGGGCATCCAGCACACTGGTCTTGCCCTGATTGTTATTGCCGCCCACGAGGGTGAGCCCAGTGGGGGCAGGGGTGAGCGCAACTGCTTTGATGCGCTTGACGTTTTCGGCCTCAAGGGCCGTGATGGTTACAGACATCTGGATACCTCCCCTTGGATCTGTCCGAGTGTGTGAATGAGCATATTGGTCAGCTGTTCCCGCTGTTCAGGCGGAAGCCTGCGGAGGGACGGGACCACCATTTTGCCGATGTTCTGGAGAGAACGGTCGGCCAGCAGCACGTTGTCATAGGAGCTGTGGGCATCTTGTTCGCTGCCGGAAGAGGCCTGTTCCAGCTGTGCCCGCAGGTCGGCGGTCATCTCGGCGGCCATTTCCCTGGCCTGACGCTCCACCTCTTCCTTGTCCACCACCGCAGTGATGGGCTGTTTCTTGAGCGCGTCGTTCTCGGCCTTGAGCTTGTCGCCCCGGAGCTTGGCCGCTTCGGCCATCTGCCGGGAACCAACCAACTGGTTCTCTGCGTCCTTGGCCCGGGCTTCGGCCTTCTGGCGCTGGAGGTTGGCCGCAATGCGGCTTTCGTACATTTCGTTATAGCTCCGTTCTGCCTTTTCTTTCTCGGCTTTCAGCCGGGCATTTTCCTTGTCCAGCCCCTGCACATCCGCAAGGGCGGCATCCAAGTCGTTTTTGGCAGTCTGGGCTTCATCCTGTGCCTTGCTTACCATATTCCACGCCTCTTCCTCCCGGGCTTCGGCGGCAGCGGCACGGTCCTTCTCGGCCTTGATCTGGGCAAGGGCTTCCTGATACTGCTTGTTGGTGGTGATGTCGCCACTCTTGACCTTCTCCACCAGCTCCGGCGGGGCACTGGGCTTTGCCACGGCGTACAGCAGGGTGGGCGGCAGGGCTTCCAGAATAGCCTGCTGGCGGGGGCTGCTGCCGTCCATCAGGGCAGAGACTTGCAGCAGGTTGTAGGCGGTTGACTTTGTGATGCCGATAGAGCAGCACCATGCCCGAAAAGAATCATCCCCGCGATTGCCATGCTTTGAGTTGTCCAACAATTGGACAACTCCGCACAGCGCATCATGGGCGGCGGCAATGGCATTGCCCATGTGGACAAGGCCGCGCTCGGCCATCTGTTTGCCGTGGCGGTATTCGTCCTCGGCAAAGTGCAGGTCCTCCACGGTCTGGTCAGTCAGGCCGGAATAATCAAACGCCGGGCGCATTGCATCCGGCACGGTAGTTAGGGGCTTGTCCTGCATGGCACCAGCTGTTGATACAGAAGAACCGCCCGCCGATGCGGCAGGGGCCGATTCGCAGTTCTGCAGGGATGTCGCGGGGGTCGATGCGCTTGCATCCGCCCCGCTCTCCGAGATGGTCGGCGTTGCCGCTGTGGCAGTCGGAACAGCATTCTCTGCCGTAGTCACAGCAGCATCCGCATTCTGGGCAGGTGCACATGAGAGAATCTCCTTTGCTTTTTTGATGTCGGCAAGAATCTTTTCCATTTCCTGCTGCGGTGTCATGTCCTTGCGGCTTCCATCCAGATTGAAAAACTGACCAAACAGCTCTCTTTTTGCGGCAACACCTTTCAGATTCTGAGTGCATGTGATTGTCAGGCAATAGCGCCCGTCAGACCCATAGTCCGATGCACGAATATCTTTGGAGAATGAGCCGAAAATCTCTCTGTCTGGATAAGTGTCTTTGATCCATGCAGAGACCTGAGACAGAAAGTCGAAGTCCAGACTATGCACTCGACAGGTGCATTTATCCTTGATAGAGCCAGCAAACTCTGACGCATAAGTGAGGGTCTTGCTCATCCGGCACTCGTAGCCCCGAGTCTCCCGGCTGACAGTTCTAGCACTTTCATCCCATTGAAAGTCTCCGTATGGCATGGCATAGGGGCATCCCCAGCACTCATGGCCGGGTGCGTAACCAGATAGGCGGTTTCCAGTGGTACTGGCATCGGTGGATTTCTTCACTCGCCGTCCGCATTTGCAGATATAGGTGGTCAAACTCTCACCTCCGTGCCCTTCAGGCGGTCCAGCATCTCGGTCTGTACATCCTTGTTCATGGGCTGGATGTTGTTGCCCTTCCAGCCGTAGCAGAGGATGGGCCCGTAAAGCTGGCGGCCTCGGTACTTCCGGTTGAGCAGGCTGGCAGGCTGGATGGGACCATCATACCGGCCCACGAACAGCACCGCCGGGGTGCGGGGCAGCACGATCATCTCGCAGGGAGTGCCCAGCCGGTTCTCAATGGCCCACAGGCTGTCGGGCAGGGATGCGATTACCGGGGCCTTGCCCGGCTCGGCTAAAATACCTTTCATTTGTAAAATCCTTCCTGATATGATATCATCAAAGGTGATGGGGCTTGTGAATTCCATCACCCTTTGGGCTCATCCGTGTTACCAGCACGGGCGGGCTCATTTTTGTTGATGTCCTCGGCATCCTCTTCTGCGTTTCCGAGTACAAAGCTTTCGATAAGCGGTAACCAGTCCGGCGTTAACTCGGAGATGTACCTTTTGGCATAATAGTAATAGAGTGCATTGCTGACCCGTGGGGAGCCGGTGGCTCGCTGGTCCTTGACCATGTGATTTGCCTGATTGCGGCTCAGGCCCATGCCCATCAGGAGCTTCTTCAGACGTTTTGCTTTCATGCGCCCCTCCGGTTCTGCCGGTAGTCCGGCTCTTCGGTACGGGCGTGGGTGCGGTCAACGCGGCCATAGCGGCGGGCGTTCTGTTCACGATCCTGGGCGGCAAAGCCCAGCCGCAGGAACGCTACCGCTGCCAGAACCAGGCACAGGGCCGTGACGAACTGGCTGTCAGAGATGGAGTTGCCCAGCTGTGCACCGCCCTCGATGCCCATGCCGTACAGCAGACTTACGGCACCGCTGGCAGCAGCCAGCCAGTACCAGACGCGGGATTTGATCTTCATGCGGTCTTTTCCTCCTTTGCGATTGCCGGGAAGAAATACTCCCCGATTTTTTCTTGCGGGATGTGCAGGGTATGGCAGATCGCCACGATCTCGCAGGCCTTCCAGCGCCCCTTGTCCTCCGGGGCATTGAGGCGGCCCTTGAGGGTGTCCAGCGGGATGCCGGACAGCTCGCTGAGCTCTTTTTGCAGCAGCCCCTGATCTTCGTACAGGCGGCGGAGCTTCAGAAACGGTTTCTTTGCCATAGGTCAATCCTCCTTCTTTGCGGGTGCCAGCTCGTCCAGCAGGCTGTCCATCAGGGCGGCGTAGAACGGGTAGCCCTTGGCAACGATGGTCAGATCGTCAACGGCATGGGTCAGATTGTCCTGCGCCATACGCACCGCCGTTTCCATGGCGCGGACGGTGCTGCAGTCCTTGCTGTAGGTGGCTTTGGCAATGCCGCACAGCGATTTTGCCTGCAGATACACGGCCTTGTTTTCTTCCCGGGCTTTGCGGCACTCATCCAGGAAGGCCGTTTTTTTGTCCAGTGCCTTGCGTGCGCCGATCACCCGGTCGATGGCGTTCTGGATGTTGACATCCTGCACTTCACGCTGATCCCGGTGCTGCTGGGCCAGCTGCTTCTCCATGGCGTTGAAGGCTTCGATGTACTTCAGCTTCCACTGTACGGCCTCCTTGCCGGTAAAGCCCATCGCCAGCATGCTGAACCCGTCCCGGTTCATCAGGTACATGGGGTACTTCTGGTGGTTCTGCGGGTGGGTGTATTCGGTCTTGAAGAACATAGGGGTGTCCCCATTTTTGGGGAAGCCCTTGATAAGTTCCTCAATATCGCGGATAACGTGGTCATGGCGTTTGCCGAAGCGCTTGGCGACATCCCGGCTGGATGCCACCGGTTCACCGTTCTGGGTAGATAAGATAATGTCTGTCATGGTGAAGATGTTCCTCCTTGTTGGTGGCTCCCTTCTGCGGTATACTGGAGAAAAACAGGAGGGAGGTGAAGACTGTGAATGATGGGAATAAGGTAAGACACAATCTGGCGCTTGCATATGCGAACAACAAACTGCGGATCGCGCTTCAGCGTGGAGAACATCCGCAGAATCTTGATCTGGATGATCCTGCACAGGCAGCCTGTGCACTTGCGCATTGGTACAAGGCCTGTCTGGATGAACTCATCGAACTTTCGGACGATGAACTGTTCAGTCCGTACAGCATGGATTAAAGCATCCGATTGTCCCGCTCCGATTTCACGGATGCCGACAGCATACTGACGATGCGTTCCGCGTCCGAAAAATCAATCTTTTCGCTCTTGAGCTGCTCGAACAGCTTGAGGGCGATTTGTTTTAAGTGCTCATGATGTGCATGTGCTTCCTTGGCTTTTTCCTGCATGGTCATCTTCTTCACCTCCTTGTTGGATAGGGTGATGTCGGTCATGTGGATTTGTACCTCCTTACTGCACATTCTACTTTAAGTAGACATATTGGCGAAAAAAATTTGGTCAATCGGAATCCCAACGACCTCACTGATTTTCTTCGCAGTGGCGACTGTGGCATCTTCGGGCGATTGCTCGATTTTTCGGTATGTATCGCGCGAAATGCCGAGCTTTTCCGCCATTTCACGCTGAGTGAATCCTGCGTACTGGCGGGCTTGCTTTACAGTGAATCCCAAATTATCGACCTCCTTTCGTCTGGGTTCGAGAATACTATACTCCACTTTTGGTAGAATGTCAAGAACTTAAAGTAGAAAAAATTCAAAAGAATGTTGACAACGCTCTACTTTTGGTGTAATCTCTACATATAAGGAGTGATTCAATTGAGCATCGCTGAAAATATAAAAAGAATCCGTGCCGAACACGGTCTGTCGCAGGCAGAACTGGGCAAAATCGCCGGTGTCAGTGACAAGGCGGTGTCCACTTGGGAACTTGGGCTAAAGACTCCCCGCATGGGTGCAGTCGAAAAGATGGCAAACTACTTCGGTATCACCAAAAGTGCTATTGTGGACGATGCTCCCATGACTTCGCTCCAAAAGCCTGTTGTCCCGCCGGGGTTCATGCCGATGCCCGAAATGGTACAGGTCCCCCTGATCGGCTCTATCGCGTGCGGCACACCCATCACCGCAGAGCAGAATATCAAAAGCTATGTCGGTGTTCCGGCTGCATGGAGGGCTGATTTTGCGTTGGAATGCCACGGGGACAGCATGGCCCCTACCATTTGTGACGGTGATGTGGTTTGCATTCGCAGTCAGCCGGAAGTAGAGCAAGGACAGATTGCGGCGGTGCGCATTGGTGAGGAGGCTACCCTGAAGCACTGCTATTATCAGAATGGCGTGGTACAGCTGATTGCAGACAACCCCTCTGTATGCCCTCCCATGGTTTATACCGGTTCCGATTTGGACGAAATTGAAGTGGAAGGTTTGGCTGTTGGTTTCTGTCGTGGGTTGGTGTAGGCAAGTTGAATTTAGACTAGGCTGATAGGATTAAAGGAGGTACAATATGGCTGTTTGCGCGATTTGTGGAGAAAAGCTCGGGATTTTTGACCGGGAACTTTGCACGGATGGCTTCATCTGTAAAAAGTGCCGCTCATTCTTTTCGGATTTTAAAGTTGACTATAAGACGGCTTCTATAAAGAGCATGAAGGAACAGCGAGCCTTTTTCAAAGAACGTCAGGAGCGCGCAAAGGGCTTTGAAGACTTGCAGGATCCTGGCACAATGGTTGCTTATGTAAATCGGGAACAACGACTTATGACAGTGAGCGGCATTCCGGGATGGTTCACTTTCGATGAACTGGCTGATTATACCGTGGAGGTTGACACGAAAACCGTCACGGAAACAAAGGGCGGGCTCACAAGAGCCGTCGTTGGCGGTATTGTTGCCGGATCTGCTGGTGCAATTATTGGAGGCAACACTGCAAAGACTGTTTCCCATACAGTAGAGTCTGACCCCAAAATGTCTTTTACCGTCGATTATCCCGCCCCCATAGGGCGGATGACATCGCCTGTTTTTACGTATTCCCGTAAAGTGCTAGAGCTCTGCGAGGAAATTTTTGCAGACCGCGCTGTATCGAAAGACGAAAAGGGGACTTCCAGTGCCGCAGACGAGCTGTTAAAGTTCAAAAAGTTGTTGGATATGGGCGCAATCACGGAAGACGAATACAAAGCCCAAAAGGCACGGCTGCTCAATCTGTAAACTGAAAAGCTAACGGTTTTGCCGTTTGCAAATAGTGCTATTGGTCTATGAGTTGCCGAGGAATCCTCGGTAGTTGAACAAAAGAAAAACGCCCCGGTGTTGGCGCACCGAAGGCGTTAAAAGAAGCGGCTCACCCAGAAGAGGGCATCGCACACTCGACACTGCGATTATACCTCTTTTGGGCGGGCTTGTCAAAGTGTACCCATGGAGGTGTATTTTTATGGGACGAAGAACCAATACCGCCCAGTGGCTGCCGAACCAGAAACGCTGGCAGATCAAGGTGCAGAAGGACGGCCAGCGCAGGACGTTCACCAGTGCAAAGCCGGGCCGCACCGGTCAGCGGGAAGCCAACCGGAAGGCAGACGCATGGCTGGATGACGGAATCTGCAATACCACAAAGCGCTGCTCTGAGGTGTGGGCTGAGTATCTGATCTCTGTCAAGGCTACGGCAGGCACCAGTTACATTGAGCAGGTGGAAAAGTTCGGGCAGAACTACATCCTGCCAGTGATCGGTGCCCGGCAGATTGGCGACCTGAGCACAGGAATGCTGCAGGACGTACTGAACCGAGCGTATAAAGAGGGCTGTCTGAATCCGAACAGCAAGCGCCAGAGCCGGGGCAATCTTTCCCGTAAGACGCTGCAGGGTATCCGGGGCGTGGAGGTATCCTTTGTCAAGTGGGCGCGCCAGCATAAGTACACGACCCTGCGGCCAGAGGATGAAAACCTGACCGTTCCGAAGGGCGCTCGCCAGAAGGGGCGGAAGATTCTGCAGCCGGACAGCCTGCGGGTGCTGCTCTCCACCGATACCCGCGTGGTTCGTGGAAGAGTGGAGCCGGACGAGAACGTGCACGCCTACCGTCTGGCCGTTATGACCGGCCTGCGACCCGGAGAACTGCTGGGCCTGCGTGTAGGTGATCTGGACGGAGACCGGCTCCACATTGGCCGGGCCATCAACCGCCAGAACGAGGAGACCAGCGGCAAAAATGAGAATGCCATCCGGACGGTGGTATTGCACCCTCTGGCCGTGAACGAGATCCATGCCCAGCTCCGGCAGCGCACAATGGAAGAGGAGCGACCGCTGACGAATGACGATCCGCTGTTTCTGCTGTCCAACCAGCAGAGCCTGTATAACTATTGGAGGTTCTATCAGCGCTGCAACGGCATCGACCCACCCATCAGCCTGTACGAACTGCGGCATACCTTTGTCAGCATGGTTGCGGATGCGGTGTCACCCGCTCAGCTGCGCCGAATGGTCGGCCACAGCCGCAGCATGGATACCTTCGGCTGGTACGCACATGATGTCACAGGTCGTGATGTTGCCACTGCGCAGACCATCTCCGGAGTGCTGGCTGAGTACGCCCCGGACACCGAGGAATAACCCACTTTGCAACCCACTTTTAACGTTGCGTCCGGGCCGAAAAGTTCTCGTGTTCCATGTTTGGTGTCCGAAAATCCGCATGATTCCTAACTTTTTGGAATCAAAAGGTTTGGGCGGAACAAAGCCGTGGTTGTTCGAATCCACCCGCGCCCACCAAGAACTCCAGCGTTGTGATGACGCTGGAGTTTCTGTTTTATCTGAACTTCTACAAAGCACCGCAAGGGTGGATTCGAACAGCTGCGGCGCTGTCGCAGAAGACAGCGCAAAAACAGCCCGG